ATGCGACTGTTTTGCCTGTTAACTCAATCCAGCCCAGCGTTTCAAGTTCTTTTAAACGCCGAGCCACTTGGTTGCCATCTATACCCGTGTGGGTAGCGATTCCATCTTTGCCTAATGGCCCATTCTGAAAAAGACAAACCACGATTACACGCCAATGTGTTTTAGCCAATTCCTTGGCTGAATCCGCTGCCTGGAATGAGGTCAGCGGGTCAGAACTGCGAACCCTTGGAAATGTAAGCATGATCAGAACGCCAGATCGTCATCGTTATCTGCTGGCAAGCCCTTGGGTTCGTAGGGTTTGGGGTCATTTAGATAAGCCCACCCGTCCCAACCGTTTTCTTTGAGTGGGATTACATCCAGTTTGAGCATTTCCCCATTGCGGGTGTCAATGATCGACCCAATGCGTTGATAACGGTTCTTTTGCTGGCCTTGGGCATTGGTGTACTGACCCACGATGGCGGTGATTTCTTTTTTAACTTTAGACATGATTTATTTTCCTATTTGAATTAATGGGGCGGTTGTTGCTGGTGAACTTCTTAAACAATTTGCAATTGCTGTAATTGCCAACGCATTAGCTTTTGCCGCATCTGCCAATGCTTCTATTGCGGAAACTGTGTGTTCATTTGCATCGTTTGAAGCAGAAAAATTGCAATGTTCAAATGCATTGGTTATTGGTTGTTTTTTTGTTGCCATTATTTGCTTTCAATGATTGCGTTTAATTTTTGAACTTGGGATTCCACCTCAACAAGAAACTTTGCAATTTCTTCTTCAAGATGTGCAATGTATTCGTCATCACGGTCAACCCGTCTAACAAACATTTGTGCTTTTGCTGGCATTCGAGAGTCAAACGCCACATAGTCGCACCACTTGCGACCTGTGCAAGCAAGCTGAAACTGCATCTGGATAAAGTACTTTCCTGGCACTTTTTGGGATAGCAGCGTTTCAATCATGGTGGCGGTGTTTGGGCACTTGATCTCAACAAGCCCATTGTCCCCAACAAGGCCATCAGGGGACGCACCAGCCCACTCAATTGATGGGTGCGGTACAAACCCCACTTCTTCAACCATAACGCCCTGTGCCGCTTCATAAGCCGCCCGTGCAAATGGTTCTTGATCTGTACCCCATTGCATTGCCGCATTGGTGTAGGACTCTGCTTTGGTCTGGGTCAGGCGTTCCACCACCAACTGGGCCATGTAATTGTCACGAGTGGCGCTGTAACCCGTCTTAGTCTTGCCAACCAAATCTGCCACCCTGCTGGCGGTAACCTTGCCCAAACGGGCGGCAAACCATTCTTCTGTGCGTTGTTCAACTTCCATTGCGAACCTCCATCATTTCGTTTGCCATTGTGAAAGCGGCTAAAGCCGTGTCATTGAAATCCATATCAGATCGCCAATCAGAATCAGACAATAGTGCTTGCATGGCAAAGATGGCAATAAAGTCTTTGAGGGTTATTTCCTCAAGACCGATTTCTTTCTTTTTTCTCATGATTTTTCCTTTGCCTTGGCAATGCGATCTGCCTTGGCTTTAATGACCTTTGCAATCCAATTTTGGTCGCCCTTGCAAGCGTCATAGGCGGCTTTGTAAGCGGCTTGCAGTTCTTCTTTGTTTGCGCTGGCATCAATGGCGGCAATGTGGTCTGCCATCATTCCTGCGTCAATCTGTGGCGCAGGGCGAGATGCAGAAACAGAATGAGTATGGGCATCTGCATCATTGTCTGATTCTGTGGGGATGCTAAAGGCTTGAAAGGCTGCATACTTGTACGCGGCTGACATAGCTTTATTGGTGGCTTTGTCTCCACTATCCATTGCCTCACCAAATGTTTTAACGGTGTGTTTTGACCCGTCATCTGCTGAGACAAAATCAAACTCAACCTCAACAGTCACATAAAATAATGCGCCACCCGACTTGCTGATGCGCTCAATACACTCTCGCGCAAGCACACGAGGCAGAATGCAAAGGCTGTGCTTTGCCAATAGGGGCGCAATTGCGTTGTAAACATCGTCAATCCCCCTAAAGTTATAACCGCTGCCTTGCATATTCCTGCGGTCTTTTGTAATGCCAACAGATGACAATTCAGCCTGGACAGCGTTAATTGCTTTATAAACTTTCATGATGTTTCCTTAGTAAGCGTATTTGGGGCCGCAAGTGACTTCAACAACAGTCTCAACTGTGTAGCCATTGATCTTGCGTTTGGCGTATAGCGGGATGGCGCGGAGGCCAGAGGATTCGCACTGGCGCACAGCATCAATCACCTCATTTCTGCCCATCGGCTGCACTTGTTTGTCAACAATCAAATCCTGATTGGGCGCTTGTGGCGCTGACAGACTTGAGCAACCAGCGGTTACCCAGGCCATCCAGCACAAAAGTGAATAGGTGATCATCTTCATTCCGATTCCTTTGCAATCAAGCGCATTTCCAGTTCTTTGATGTATTCCTGGGCGGTTTCCACAAGGTTGATGTGCGTACGCAAGTGCGACTCCAAAAGCCCAACGTGATAGGCCAAGCGGTTTCGTGCGGGTTCGCCTTCATACTGTTTGTCAGCAACAAATTTGATGTTGTCAATGATTTCGTTGGCGTTCATTACGGTCTCCAAATAAAAATATCAAGGCAAAGCACAACCAAAGCAACCAAGGCCAAAACCCTGATAACTTTGTCGCCAGTGGAATGTTGGGCAACGTGGATTTCTATGGCTGCGCCATACTCCACGGTGTGGGGAAATGCCTCATTCATTGTTCTGGGGTATTTCATCTTCTTCATCCTGTGGTTGGTTGTCGGGGTTGTAATCTGTTTGGCGGGTGAGGATTTGTCCCCACCGCCATTCCTCATAATCAAGGTCGTACATGGTCAATATTCGTATTCAAGGCGCTCAGAAAAAGATGGATTCCAACCATTTTCAAAAGCGTCAGATTTTGCCCAACGCATGACCCATTCATGGGCAGTAAGGTTGCGCGTGTCTTTAATTTCCCATTCATTTGCGTCAGCAGTAAATTCAATAATTTCTGCTGGTGACAAGTCAATGTCATACTTTGCATAAATTGCTTGGGTTTCAATTGCTGTAATCATCTTGATACTTTCGAAAAGACCCTTATGCGTTGTGCTAGGGCATGGCGTGATTATCAGCTAACTGATATATCCCAGTCAAGCGTAAGGGTATTAGTGCCCTAATGTAGAATCCAAGAATGAACAAGGACAAATTTATTGCATTGGCTGGCTCACAGACTGAGCTTGCCAGAATCTTGGGCATCCACCAATCGGCGGTTTCCCAATGGAAAACTGTCCCCCAAGCGAGGATTTGGCAATTGATGGTATTGCGTCCTGAGTGGTTTTCAATGTAAGATTGTTTGAAACACGGCTAGGTCTGAAGTCATGAGCAGACCGAAAAGGGTTACACCTTCCCCTGCCGCCGTTTCTTTTCAAAGGTGCGTGAAAAAGGTAAAAAAATGCACTATTACCAGCACCACATTGGTGACTTTATCAAAGCCACGGCAAGGCTTACTGATGGTCAATCAATGGCCTATTTGCGGCTTTTGTGGATGTATTACGACACAGAAAAACCACTGAAGACTGACACTAAAGTTTTGGCTTTTCAGATTGGCACAACTGTTGAAGAAATAGATTTGCTTTTGGATTCATTTTTTTGGTTGGCAGAAAGCGGTTGGCATCACACAAGATGCGATCAAGAAATTGCCGATTACCGCGCATTTCTTGAGAAAAAATCCAACGCTGGTCGAGCATCTGCTGAACGCAGAAAGAACAACAGTTCAACAGGTGATGAACAGGTGTTCAACAGCAGTTCAACAGACGTTCAACTAACCACTAACCATAAACCACTAACCAATATATATAAAGAATCTAAAGATTCTTTGTCGGCAGGGTTGCCGACTTGCCCCCATCAGGACATTTTGAATCTTTACAAAAAGCATTTGCCACAGCTTGCCCAGCCAAGGGTGTGGGATGGGGTCAGGCAGACCAACCTACGGCAAAGGTGGTTGCAAGCCGCCAAACCGTCTGTATTTAGCCCACAGGGGTATGCAAGCCAATCGGATGGGTTGGCGTGGTGGGATTCGTTTTTTGCCTACATTGCTAACGATACCAAGCTGGCAAACGGGTTCGAAACCAAGGACAGGACATGGCGACCTGATCTGGTGTGGATAGTGAACGCAACCAATTTCGCCAAGATAATTGATGGAAAGTACCAAAAATGAACTTTGTAAAACCAGACACCAAAAAAGACCCGCTAGACGATGTTCAGCGCCTGATGTGCAGTGTGCCAGGATGCCCCAAACGCTGGTCAGTTCACATGGAAGGCCAGCGCCCAATGTGTTCCGAACACCAATGGTCTGGGAGTAAACCCGCCAAAAAGGACATTTCTGCCTTGTTGTCCAACACCAAGCCCGTGAAACATTGGATGGATGATGAGGCATTTTGATGAACTACTTTGACGCACACAAACTACTAGACAGGGCAAAAGATGGACAAACCATCAGCCGAACCGCAATTGACTATGCGCTTTTCCTTACAGGAGATGCGCCAGAGCGAGGCCAGGGAATGGATTTTGAGATACCAGCAGAAAACCAAGGAACTGGGCAAGACCAAGGCATCAGCTTGGTGGCAGACCACGATTGCCGACATTTCCAGGCGCAGGGGTGAAGCCGCTGCTAACGACCTCAGAAACCGAATGAACCAAGAAAGATCAAAATGAAAATTGATGTACAAAAAATGCACAGCGTTGGATTTGGTGTTTTGTTTTTCCCAAGATACGGCCTTGGCATCCAGATTGGTCGGCGCTGGTTTGGATTTAAAAAATGAGATATGCCGCTAGGGTTGATGCCAACCAAAAGCAAATCATCACAGCATTGGAAGCCGCTGGCGCTGATGTTTGGGTCATTGGCCTACCAGTTGACCTTTTGGTTGGCTACAAGGGGCACACCTTTCTGGTCGAGGTCAAAAATGGCCCCAAAAGGCGTTTAACGGCCCTACAAGCCGACTTTTTTGAAAGTTGGTGCGGAGGTACATTGGCAAGGATTGACGGCCCTGATGGGGCTTTAAGAATGATTGGAGTTTTGAAATGAAACCAGAAGAAGCCGCCCAGGACATTCGCGCTAAAGCTAGCGCCTATGGCGATGCCAAAGCCCAGCGGGTGTATCTTGAGGAATTCCGCAAGTCTAAAAAAGCCCTTTTGATGAAAGATGCTCTGCAAATGGGCTACGAGGCAGCAAATGCCCAAGAACGCGAGGCTTATGCTGACCCCGAATATCACACCTTGCTGAAAGGGTTGGCGGCGGCAATAGCACAAGAAGAAACCTTGCGCTGGGAAATTGAGGCGGCAAGGCTTGATATTGAGATTTGGCGAACAAAAGAGGCCACCAACCGAATGCAAGACAGGGCGCACCAATGAAATGTCCAGAATGCGGAACATGGACAATTGTCAAAGAATCCAGAATATCCACAGGCAACACCCGCAGAAGGCGGCTAGAGTGTGCAAATATGCACAGGTTTTCCACATTGGAGACAATCGTTGATCGAAAAACATTCATACGTCAGGTCAAAAAAGCTGTTGAAACTGGTGGCAAGCCTTGACTGCCAAGCCTGTGGGTCGGGCAATATGGTGCAAGCGGCGCACACAAACTGGGGAGGCGGTAAGGGCCGCAGCGTAAAAGCTGACGATAATCTGGTAGCTGCGCTGTGCTTGCAGTGCCATTACGCCATTGACCAAGGAAAGGATTTGAGCCGCCAAGAACGCCAAGAAATGTGGCTAAAGGCCCATCACAGGACAATTGATGCCTTGCGTGACTGCTGGCCTATTGACATTCCTTTGCCTGATGCGAAAATCTAGCCTTGTTGGTAGCAGTTGCCAATATTTTGGGGGTTCGCCCCCTTTTTTTTGATATAGTTAACGCATGAAAAACGAAGAAGTAGCCGAATTTGTCGCCACGCTGTTTCATGCGGGAACAATCACGCACTTTCAACATTTGCAAACGACTGAATACGCGACCCACAAGGCGCTGGGCAAGTTTTATCCTAAGATCGTAGACCTTGCAGACAGTCTGGCAGAGAGTTACCAAGGGCGCTACGACACCAGGATGAAGAAGTTTCCTGATGAACTGCACGACCCCAAAGACACACCGCACGAATATCTGACCCAGTTAAAAGGGTTTGTGCAAGAAGCGCGAGAAGAAATCCCCCAAGATTCAGAACTGCAAAACATCGTTGATGAAATTGCTGATCTGATCAATTCAACCCTGTATCTTTTAACTCTGAAATGAGGAAATCATGGCAAATATGATGAAAAACGAACCCAAAGGCTACGGCGCACAAGTCTCCATGAAGGGCAACCCTGCGCCTGACATGAAGTCAAACGGCAGCGTAAAAAACAACATTCCCAATGCCATGACAAACAAAATGTCTGGTGGCAATGAATGCACTGGTGGCAAATCAAGTGGTGTTTGCTACACTCACAATCGCAAGTCTTGCCAATAATGCGTAAACCCCACCGTGGATGAGACGGCAGGGCTTACTGACCAAACAAAAAAGGAGGTTTTGAATGGCTGAGATGGATTCTAATTGCGGGAACTGCAAGTTTTACCGCGCCCAGCAAATCATGGGCATCTGTCGGTTTAATCCGCAACAGGTGAATAAGCACGAAAAAGATTGGTGCGGTCAGCATTTGATTGTTGAAACTCAGGATGTGAAGGTTGATTTAGTCGCCTTGCCTGTGTACGACATAACCACCGATCAGATCACGCCCCCAAAGCGCAAATACGAGAGGAAAGCAAATGCTAAAGCCTCTGTTTGACAGGGTGGTTGTGCGCCCCCAAGTGCGGCACATTTCCGACATCATCTACATTGACAACAAAGAACCCTTTAACGAGGGAACGGTTGTGGCGGTTGGCCCAGATGTGGAGGGCGTTCAAGCTGGCGACTTCATCAAGTATGGGAATGGGGATTATCTGAAATGGCCCACCCACAAAATTGATGGTCAGGATTATCAAATCATTCAAGGTGCGGACATTTGCGCCGTTGTGGAGGCTTAAAAATGGCAACTAAACCTGGGCTATACGCCAACATTCACGCTAAACAAGAACGCATAGAACGCCAAAAGGCGGCGGGTAAAACCCCAGAGCGCATGAGGTCGCCTGGGGCAAAAGGTGCGCCGACTGCCCAGGCATTCAAAGAATCAGCCAAAACTGCCAAAAAGAAATAATCATGGCAAAGCACGACAAGCCCATTCCCCACAAGACTACGGGCAAGGGCAAAACCTACAACCCCACCGAAAAAGGTGCGGGAATGACCGCCAAAGGCCGTGCAGAGTACAACGCCAAGAACAATTCAAACTTGAAGCCGCCAGCCCCAAACCCCAAGACTAAGGCAGATGCTGGACGAAAAGCCAGTTTTTGCGCTAGGATGGAGGGGGTGGTAAAACACTCTAAAGGCCCAGCAGAACGGGCTAAGGCCAGTCTAAAAAGCTGGAATTGTTAACCCTTTTGGAAGAAATAAAGGAAATATCATGGCAAATTCAATCGCAACAGGCGTAGCTTACGCAGACCCAGAGTTCGTTTCAGTTCAAGTTGGTAATTCAACTGTCCCAGTAGCTGTAACGACCAGTGGCATCATTAACGGGGCTTATGCCACGACCAGCGCCGCAAGTGGCGACACCCGACTGACCTACCAGCGTTTGACGTTTAGCAGCACTGGTAGCGGTGAAACCATCCGAGCGTTCAGCGTTGTGACGGGCGCAGGTGCTGCCACTGGTGGAACAATCAATGGCGCACACCTGAGTTTGAGCGTTAATGGCGCTGGCACTATTTCTGGCGCTGGCAATGCTTTACGGGCTACTTTGGGCGGTACATCTACCAACCCAGGCGGCACGTTGGCGGCTATCCAGGCAGACTCTAACTTTGCATCTGGTGGCACTTGGACGAATACATCATTCATTCGTTTCACCAACAGCGGCACGGGCACGGTTCCCAACTTGTTCAACATTCCCGCAGCTTTGTTTGTAACAAGCACTGCCACCATTGCCAAGACTTTGAAAGTTGTGGCATCAGACGGTACGCCTTACTACATCATGTGTTCAAGCGCAGCGTAAATGTTGAAGCATCCAAACCCTGAGATACAACTTCTGGTTGAGATGCTAGAGGGGCAGCGGGATTCCGCTATGGCGCAAGCCGCTGCCCTTTTCAGAGAAAACACTGAGTTGAAGCAAGCCTTACAAGAAAAGCTGGCCCAAGAATCCAAGGAGAAGGCAAATGCCGCTGATAGCATCAATGACCCCCAAGGCGCTGAAGGCCAACATTAAGGCAGAAATTGAAGCTGGCAAGCCACCCAAACAAGCGGTGGCTATTGGCTATTCAGTACAGCGGGAAGCCATGAAAGAGGCTAAGAAGCCTACAAAGAAGAAGAAGTAAATGCCAACCCTTGCTGACATTTACAGCGCAATCAACACGTTCAAGCGCAAATCATCGGATTTTGTCCAGAATCCTGGGACAAGCCTTGAACAGATGCTGTTTGCCGCAAACGAGAATGCACGGGAATTCAACAAGAAACACGCACTGGCAACTGATTACACAATCGCCCAGGCCAGAGGCCAGCAACCCACGCCAGAGCAAACACAAGCCGAAATGGGGCTTAGAAGCACTTTGGCACAGGCATATAACCCTGCGGGTATATTTGTAGGCCCAAATTCAGCCACTTTTAACAAAATAAACGCTGTAAAAGCCCAAGAATTGGAAAAAGCGGGTAAAAGCGCTGAAGAAATCTGGGAACAAACAGGCACATTCAGAGGCCCAGATAAGCAATGGCGGCAAGAAATCAGCGATAAAGCCTCAAAGATCACTGATGAAGTCTTTAACCAAATTAAAGCAAACAAGCAATTCAAAGGGCCAATGAGCCAAGCGTTAGAACATGAAGAATTGTATAAAGCCTATCCCCAAGCAGGGCAAGCACGAACATTGATGTATGCGGATGAACTTCCAAGTGGAAATTTAATGCCAGGAAGAAGTGGCACATTTCAAACACCGCAAATTACAGTTGCAGGGCC